GTTTGGTTACTTGTTGTTTGGTTTATAATCCTATTGCTTGCCATGGACCTCCTAACGGTAAAGCTACTCCGCGCATATTATGCGACATACGGAACACTCTTTCGGTGAATCTGTAGTTCTTTGGTCGTCCACCTGAAAATGCTGCACCGTTTGCCAAGCGGAATAGTTGTGGTTTAGCCTCTGCAAATTTATCTAATTGTCCTTGCAGGGCGGATAATACATTACTCCAGTCGTGACTATATGTAAGTGTTACAGTCTGTCCGGAATGATTGAAATCCAAGTCAACATCCAAAATTTGCTGTGCTTGTATTGCTTTTACTGCCGAAGCATATAATAATGCTGTGCGAACACCACGCGAACCCTGTAAAGGAATATCTGTAAGCGTCCAGGTAGTAGTAGGGGCATAAAAATTTATTATGTCCAATCCTCCCATTACATGGCTATATAGATCGGAATCAGTATATGCCTGTACGACTCCGCTTCTTTTTTGCATTTTGTCGATAAAAATACGCAACTCGGTCGCATAGTGCCAAAACACACCAGGAACTGCTCTAATTATTTGAATGTATTTTGTGGCATTTGATACTATTGATTCGCGTATATTCCATGCTGCTTGATATTCGCCATAATTTAATGGGCCTGTGTCATAATAATATACATATTCGCCATTTATAACGACTTCTGTAATAAGACGATTTGGGTTTTCTGGATCGGATTCCATCGAGTTAGTAGAAACACCATCCACAGACCATAAGACCGCACCAGAGGAATCGCGAAAATCCAAAGATATACTATATGGTTTTATTGGCCACCGGACAGATACTCTAGCAGACTCACCACTGTCAACTATAACGGTCTGTTCCAGATCTTCTGGCGAATCTTCAATTCTATCGACTACATCGAATGCTTGTTCAACTTGTTTGGTATGTCCAGAGGATGTAACAAATACCCAAGATACAGACCAATGTGTGTCGTTAGTATTTATTTCTGCGTCTTCTGGCACAAACCAAGCAAATCTATATAAACCGTCTCCCAGAACCGTTCCTGTGCCTGTAGAAATAATATCACCATCAGGATCTCGAACGGTTACTATTGGGTAAGTCTCGGGATTTGCCGGTACAAGTGGTGTACCATTTATATCGACAAATTCAGCTTCAAAATTTGTATGTGTTCCTCTTACTACTTCCATGTATCACTTTTGGCAACATCGGTCCGAAATTTAATCTCTACTAAAAACTAAGCAACTAGGCTTAGTTTTTAGTAGGTGGAATGATGGCAAAGATATATAGACCACAAACTTTACGTGTTTCTGCGGGTACTGACGCTTTACGCCATAAAGCTAGAAGTGTGGCTATAGACCAATTGCTGCCGCGTATAGCGCAACTAAACCATGTAGCAGTAGAAACGGTACGGATATCGTTATATTTTTATTCCAGAATAATAGCAGGAAGACGGTGCAGTTGTGCTGATATCGAAGTATCGCCTAATACAAAATGCAGGTGTTGTTATGGCACAGGCGTAGTGGGTGGCTTTGATAAGTATGGAACAAATTTTTTCTCACTGGACGTAACGCATCCAAATATAACAACAGTAAATATTATACCTGACTATTCCGAACGAGAACGTCCACGTAGATTTGTACTAATACCTGGCGCACGCGAAGGATATTTAATCACTAAAATACAAATACAGACAAATATAGGTAAAATAGATACCATTTATTCTTTAGCCGACGTACCAGAAGGCGGCGAAATAGATGCTTACATTAAAGCCCCATCTGATTTAGATTGGGTTTCCTTCTCGAAAGAAAATTTAGAGCAGCGGTTACATAATTCTTATATCTACGTTAAAATAGCCATGAAAAGGTCGTCTCCGATAGGAGAAAGTCCCCGTTTTGGGATGGTATATGTAAGATATATACGAAAATCTAACATGGTGGTATACGCAAATATACCGAGAAAAGACGAAGCAGAAATTTTACAAGATTTCGGTGTATCCGATGACTTTAGTTCCCAAGACTTGTGGTTAGATAACACTCTCCGCAGAATTACTACAGAAGACTGGTTTGCTGCTACTGATGATTCAAATAGATGGAAAGCTATATCTGTAAAAGATATGGCACCAGAGGGAAAATTATTGTCCTGGGACATAACGGCAAGAATAATACAGCCATATGAAAGTATGGCTTATTTTCCATTGTAGGAGCATACAATGCTTAGAATAATAAACATTTCAAAGGGTAAATCCACTGAAACAAGAGTAGGCATAACAAGTAAATTTGGGCGTGCTTCTAGCAGCAAACTGGTTTTTAATCTCGGTCCGGGGGATTATATAGATATGCCGAGACATACTTTCAGTAATATGCATTCAAGCGTAAAAGATCATGTTGCTGAATACGTTTCTTCTGGAATCTTGTCTGTGCAAGAATTAAATTCTACTCATAAATATGTAGATACTGGTAGTAGTTTACAGTACGATTATGATTATTTGATAAACACAGGAAGCGATAGTCTTATATTGAGTCATGCTTTAGATGTAGCTGAAGATATGCATAGTGCTATGAATTTTCATTACGGAAATATGGGAGTGCATAACGCAACGACAGCAGCAATATCTGGATCTGCTCCTACAGATGAAGCAACTTTATTGTCTTGGGTCGCTTCTGCTCAAACAGCCTATACTGCACATCGTCCTGATGCGACGGCTCATCCGTATATAGATTCAGAAAATACTTTATCATCAGGAGCCCCATCTACACTTTTACAAGCGGTAAGTGCCATGCAAGAACTACACAGAGCTTTTAGTAACCATATTACATGGATAGTAAGTTCTGTGTCTGTAGACATACCTGGAATTTTAACCTATTAGGAGTAAACCATGGGTAAAGTACTTTTAGTAACAAAAGCTGGAAAACAGGTTGTACAACGCAGTGCTAAGGAAAGAGAAAATAAAGATTATGCGCCTGATATATCTGCCTTGATTGCCTCTGCCAAGTCTGATTTGCAGGATAAATTGGATAAGTTAAATAAAGAACTAAAAGACACACGTAAAATAAACGCAGACTTGCAAAAGAAAATAAAAGAGCAGGAAGACGAAATCAATAAAATGTCTGACATTATAAAAACATTAGAAGCCAAGCTTGCGAAGGCTGCGAAAAAAGCTGATAAAAAGAAAAAGCCTGATAAAAAGAAAGGCTAAAAACACTAATATATGTTGGTAATCGGCTGGGATCCTGGTATTGTAAACTGTGCCTGGGCGGTCTATAATTTTGAAGAAGATTGCCTAGAAGCTACAGGTGTGACTGAAGGCATTGGAAAAGATGTAACCAGATTGTTTTATTTTTCCTATAGAGTCTCAAATATACTGAATACATTTTCTCCTGATGTGTGTGCGATAGAGCGGTATCAATTACGTAGAGGAAAAGGTTTTATTGGAAATATGGAAAAAGTGAATATAATGATTGGAATCTTGGCCGGAGAGTGTTATAATAGAAATATACAAGTATCATTGATCACACCATCAGTACATAAAACATACGCTAAAAGACATTTTGGAGCAATAAAAGGAAAAAACGGAAAAATATCTACACTTACTTGTAAACAATGGTGTCATTTATCAACAGAACACGAAGCTGATGCGGCAAACATTGCTAAATATGCGGCAATAAAACAAGAAGGAGAAAAGTGATGGCAGTGCGTGTTGTAGATAAACCAACTGAAAACAAACACGAAAAAATTGTATACAAAATTAGAAATGGAGTGGCTGTAGAGAAACAGGTAACAGTGAACGGAAAACATGACGAAAAAGAAGATATAATAGATTCACTAAAAGCCGAATGTAACGAGTGGAAAAGAAAAACCGCTGCGTTAGAAGCGGAAGTTGAAACACTGACCTCTACCGTGAAATCATATATGCAGGCTGCAAAAAAGGGTGGACAGGTCAAGCGATTTGAGGTATTGTCTGTTGATAAGGTGCAGACACGCGGAAAACAAGCAAGAATATTATGTTGTTGTGACATAGACGGAAAAGTACAAGATTTAGCAATATTGCTAACAATAGATCATCTTGTACAAGTAATAAAATCTGCAAAAAATGGAAAAAATGAATCATAAAAATGAAATGGGCAATAAATGCCCCAAATGTGGCTCTGCTTTACGCATAGCCAGTTTTAGGACCAATACTCTTTCCCAACCAACAAAAACGGTACTAGCTTGTAATGTATGTAATTACATGCAAGACTCTCCTAAAGTACCTAATAATGACGTAAATAAATAATTTTTACAATCTGGACAGGAGTAAATGCTTATGCGATATAGAGATCGTATTCGCTTGGACCGCTATGCAAAAAAAGATTACAGTTCTGCGCCTAAACAAGGCGATTTAGTTGTGGTTTCGGTAGAAAGAGAGTCTGGAGGGCGCAGATATATTTCTAGAGAAATAGGTGTTGTAGAAAAAGCGTCTTCAAAAAACGCTACGGTAAAAATAGCGAATTCAGACGAAACAATTACATTACCACACTCATCAGTAGATGTGGTGGTGGAAAAAACGTACGATGACATATGCCGCAGAGTAGGTGAAGCTGTAGTAAAGGCGGAAAGCGAACAATATCATGATGATACGGAGATATTTAAAGAAGAAATAATAGCGGATATGATAAACGAGAAATTTATACCTGCCGGAAGAATACAAGCAGGTATGGGACTGGACCAAGATTTGACATTATTCAATTGTTACGTATTTCCTATATCATCTGACAGTAGATCTGGGATTTCAAATCATTGGGCGAGGTTGTTTGAAACATATTCCAGAGGAGGTGGGGTTGGGTGGAACTTGTCTATCCTACGTCCTAAAGGCGCCACAGTAAAAAAAGTAAATGGAAGATCTAGTGGAGCAGTGTCGTGGGCAGAACAATTTTCTCAGATAGCTGGAGCTGTAGAACAAGGTGGAAGTAGACGTGGAGCAGGCTTGCAGGCTATGTGGTGCTGGCATCCAGACATACTTGATTTTGTTACCGTAAAAGCAAAAAGAAAAAGTATATCAACACCAAACGGTAACGTATATGTAAATGAAAATTTATTGAGTAATACAAATATATCAGTATTATTAAGCGATTCATTTATGCGTGCTGTAGAAAACGACGATACCTGGGATCTGGTATTTCCAGATTTGGATGATCCTGAATACGATGATCTGTGGAATGGTTCATTAGAAGATTGGTTGTCTGCTGGTAAAACGGTAAAAGTATACGACACTATACAAGCAAGATTTTTGTGGAAAGAGATAATACAAAATGCATGGGAGTCTGGCGAGCCTGGTATTATATTTATGGACCATGCTAATAATATGTCAAATTCATATTATTATGCTAGACTAATAGCTAGTAATCCGTGCGGAGAGCAAATGCTACCTGCTAATGGGGTATGCAATCTCAGTCATTTAAATCTAGCAAAATTCATAAAACCTGTAGGACAGTTCCCTAACTACGAAAGAACATTTGAAAGTGCTGATCTAGAATTTAACTGGGATGATTTTAAGTCATGTATTCATAATGGCATACGTTTTCTAGACGATGTTATAGATCTAAATAAATACCACGAAAAAGTGGTAGAAGACCAACAGACTAACGAAAGACGTATAGGTTTGGGTTTTCTTGGTTATGGCGATGCGCTCATGCGATTAGGTCTTAGGTATGGCTCAGAAGCTGCTTTACAATTTACAGAAAAACTTGTATCATTCTTTAAGCAAGAAAGTTACAAAGCCAGTATTAACTTAGCGAAATTGCGTGGACCGTTCCCGCTATTTAAACCAAGAAAATACGTAAATTCTGGTTTTTTGCGTAAACAGGATGAAGAGATTAGGGCACTAATAAGAAAATACGGAATAAGAAATGTAACCGTTAATACCGTAGCTCCTACAGGTTCTGTAGCGGCTTTATTAAATACATCTAGCGGTTGTGAGCCATTTTTTGCTCTTAGTTATACCAGTAACACAAGAATAGGATTAGTTGATGAAACAGCCAGTGTGACCGATATTTTATTAGACAAATTTGGAAAAGATGAGTCAAAATGGCCCAGTTATGTGGTTACTGCACAAAATGGTATATCTACAGACGACCACATACATACAATGTCGGTAATACAAAAACATATTGATGCTTCTATATCAAAAACAGTAAATATGCCAAATAATGCTACGGTGGATGATGTGGCGCGAGCATATACACTGATGTGGAAATTAGGCTGCAAAGGTGGTACAGTATATAGAGACGGATCGAGGGATGAGCAAGTATTATATACCAACAAAGACAAAAATGACGACAAAAAAGAAGATTACATAACTGATACAAATTTCATTCGCCCACGTCCTGATGCCGGTATAAGCGTAACTTTTTCAGAAGAATCTCCTATAGGAACGGTACATGCTACCATTAGACATGATCCAGAAAGTGGAGACCCGATAGACCTATTTGTTACTCTCGGTAAAGGAGATGCTTCTGCAGACGCGGAAGCGATAGGCAGACTAATTTCAATCATACTGAGATGGCCAAACGGGAAAACAATAAATCAACACACTAGACTAGAAATGGTACGTGACCAGTTGGTGGATATTTTGGGTAGAGGCCAAGTTGGTTTCGGTCCTCATGCTAAGAGATCTATGCCAGACACACTGGCTAAAATATTAGATCAATACCTTTCCGGGGACTTTCCTTTAGCTGCCCTTCCATTTGGTACCAGACAGGTAGAAGATTTACTTGCCGTACTGAAGGACCCAGCATTACATGAAACCGTAAAAGACATATTGTTACTTGGAACTAAAAACAACGATAAAACCGCAACACACAATATATCTATACCGTATGATTATTGTCCTAAATGTTCCAACCACACACTAGTCGTAATACCAAATAAGTGTGATTATTGCGAAACTTGCGGCTATACAAGGTGTTAGAGGTAATTAATGATACCGCAAAATATACGTGTAGAAGTAAACGAAGAAGAATTAAATGCCATATCAGCTGGCGTTAAAACATTTGTTGTACTTAAAACAGAAGTAAGAATAGACGATTATATAACATTTGTGTTAGAAAATAGTGATGATGTAGATCCAATTGTCAAAAAAGTGGGTTATGTTGATGGTACAGTTACAAAAGATGATAAATTTGTAGTTGGTCTACTTCCGCCCGAATATGGTACATTGGTTCCTTTTTTCTCTGACAATAGATTTCTGTTGGCTTATGGTATTGAAAAAAACGATGATGGTATAAGGGAAATTATATCAAGTTCATATTTACCACCGCTTACAGCACCAGCTGTGCCTTTTGCCCAAATAGCATCTATCTTAAAAATGCATGAATGGCCCAACGGCCATTACAGCATAATGTTAAATGCAAAAGAAAATCCTCCTAAAGATGGAGAACAACAAATAGAAATTCAGGATGTGTTGATATCTGTACGTGTAAAAGATGATGAAGAACGAATTGTTTTTACTGAAGTAGATCAACTGCATTTGTATAGTGGCGCACTGAAAGATATCGATGGAAATGATATAGAAGCATTTATACCATCAAAAGACGAAGAAGAGATAGCTGATGAAATAAGAACGTCTTTACTCGAAACAGAAGAAATAGAAGAAACAGAAGAAGATTGGATACATGACGAATTATCGGATGTTTTAGATAAAATGACAGAAGCAAAGATACAACAGGAGTAAAAAATGGATCCTTTTATGGAAAGACTTATACGACCACCGTGGGTTGAGTTAATTCAACTACAGAATGAAGAAGATTTTAGACAGTATGCTAATAGGATGTTTTATACTCCAGACCCATCGCTTTTCAATAAAAAGCTTGGAATAGATATAAAAAATTATAAAGGTTTTTGGGCAGAAATAGGCGGAACAGATGCTCCCATTGGTCCAGTAAACCCGGCTACGGATAGGATCAAAATAAAACCAATAATAGCTATACGTATGTCTAATACCGGCCGCTATTATGTACAAGCCTTATCTTCCTCTGAAGGTCTAATCAATTCTCAAATGTATAGAGCTTGGATACAAGTAGATGATTATGAAAAAATGCTAGGTGACTTGGACTTTTTTGGTGATATTAGGAAAAAGGCTGAAGCCATAATAAACAGAGCCAAAAATGGATAATCTACATAAAAAGAGTATAATAACGGATTTAAGTTCTCCCATGCCGGAGGATGAAAACCAAAATATGCCAATCGGCGTACTTCAGCTCGATCCGTACAAAGATGTGCGTTTGTTTGAACCACAACAAGAGCCACAAAAATACGGTTGGGCTGATGCATACGAACAACAATATATAATACCTCTTGGGAACAGTGTAGCGAATGTTTTTGGCGTATCATTGTTAAATGATACACTGTATTCTGGCGGCTCTGAAGCAGAGAAGAAGTCATTATTATCGGTTGTATGTACCAGATCTAATATGATGCAAATAAAGCCTGGTATTTGGGGATGGTTCCCTATTGTAGTCGTAGCCGCAAAAAGATTGATAGTAATGATCGAATTTCATGTGGATTTATCTAATAATAAACATGTATGGCCGAAAGCTTTGTTATGGTCTAATATAACAAAACGCTATGAAATAGTAATAGACCCGAAAGCTGGAAGACTGAAAGATCCGTTTGTATTGCCAAAATATATCTTACCAAAATATATAAGCATAGAAAAAATATAAATGATATACGCTGGCATTGGTACTAGAAAGCTGTCCATCAAAGACAGATCTAGACTGATTAATATAGGGAGAAAACTGGCCAGAAAAGGTATGGTACTTCATACCGGAGCTGCTGTAGGAGCAGACCAGGCTTTTGTTGAGGGTGCTTTACAGGCCGGTGGAAAGGTGGTATTGTTTTTACCGTGGGCATCATACGAAAGGACTTGGGTGGCATCTTTACACGGAGATGTTCATATAAATATATTGAATGATACGGACTTTGAGGCATTTTCTTCTGTGACTAAATACCACCCGAAACCTAAAGCCTTGAGTAAAGGAGCGTTGCGATTACATGCCAGAAATTACAATATAATCAAGGACACTGATTTTGTTTTAGCTTTTCGTAGACACGATAAAAAGGGAGGTACAGAACAAGGTATACGTATAGCAAAGGATAACAATATACCAGTATTTTTCTTAGATGCTGGTTGTATAAAGTATAATGATATTATGGCAAGTATAAAATGAATGTACTACTTGGAAATAGATTATTTATACCAAGACATGATGTTACTGCGGATATGTTGTCTAGATACACAATCAATTGGACACAATACTATACAGACAGTAAAATAGGTGATGATGGTTTAGTTGTACTGGACAACGCAGGCAAGCCAAAACTAGAAAGAAAAGAAATACAGCATACCATTGTAGGCACTAGAAGTATATTATCAGGCATAGGACAAGATTACATTGGTTTTCCTCGTGGAAACTGTACAAATTTGTATGAATTTGTAAGAAAAGCGATAGATGTAAGGTCTGTATGTCCACTGTCTTTTCGTTTTAAGATGAACAAGGCTACGCTGGCAGATGATAGATGGAATACATACCAAAAACAATGTGTTGACAAATTTCTGAAAAAAGGATCAGGCATAATAATAGCAAAAACCGGATCAGGTAAAACTGTTATGGGTATAGCCACAGCGGTTCGTTTAGGACTTCGCACTTTAGTATTAGCAGCTAGAAAAGATGTAGAACCGCATTGGGTACCAGAATTCCGTAAGCATACAAATATAGATAAAATAGAAAAAAAGCTTAACAGAAAGATTATTGGAAAATACGATCCAAACAAAGACAAACAGCCTGATATAGCTGTATCTACCATACAAACATTTTTACATAAATCTGGTTATGAATCATTGATAAGACACCAGAACCACTTTGGTTTTATCATATGTGATGAGATACATGAATTAGTGTCACAAGAATTTTTTAGAGTATTGTCTTTATGGAACCCTTTATCGTGGTTGGGGTTGACAGCTACAATAAAGAGAAACGACAGACGCGAACAACTTGCTCTTTGGCATCTTGGAGGTATTGTTGCTGAAGCAGAAGTGGACCAAATGCGGCCACAGGTTACTTTTATAAAGGACGGATTTGTAGTTCCATCGTGGTTAGATGGTCGTACTCCATACAGTAGGCAGTGGAAATGGAATAAATTACACCAACTATTGGAACAGGACGAATACAGAAACGATCTGATTGTAAAAAAAGTGATGGAAGATATCGACAATGGTAGACTGGTTGCGGTGGTTGGGTTAAGATTATCTATAGTTAAAAAAATACGTGACAGGCTTAGACAAGAAGGATATAAAGTCGCTTATGTGGACGGAAAAGTAAAAAAAGCTAAAAGAGATGAGATATACAAAGAAGTGGCAAAAGGAAAAAAGTACCGTTGTATTTGTGCAGGAAAAGTGCTAAAAGCTATGGTATCAATCGATCCTCTTGACTGTATGCATTTGGTTACTCCTGTAAACGATGAAATAACTATGCAGCAGTTTTTTGGTCGTACTAGACGACCTCAAGAAGGAAAACCATTTCCATTGATACGTGTATATGTTAGCGAAGGAGGACAATTGTCAGGAGCAGCAAAAAATCTAAAAAGATACTGTAATAAAGAAGGATGGGACATAGAAGAGGAAGACTCCCGAAGAATGGCCATGAAAACAGGTTTGTGGAGAAAGAAAAGAAAAAAGTAAAACATTATTGACAAATACATTATGTTCTCTCAAGAAATAGAAGACAAATTTAAGGCACGCACTTCTTTTGAAGTGATGTTGGCAAAACATAATATTCCTCCACAGTATTGGGGAGCTTCTTTTTCATCCGTACGTTTTAGCGCTATAAAACATGGAAGATCTATTATAACAGTAGCCAAACAACGTACAGATGCCCGCAGTATAGCAACGGCACACAAACGGGGTGTATCGATAATAGCTAGCAAACGCACAGATACAGCAGCTTTATTACTTTCTTCGGCTATAGTACAAGAGCGTGTCCGTCAGACAGGCAATTCGTTCTTATGGTTAGATTCACAGAATTTACACGCCTGGAAAAAAGCACCATCATTGGTAATTATTTATAATATTATTGATAATGCTACCACCGAAAGATTACAGGCTATCAGAGACGCCATATTTAGATTTAGATATAGTATGTGTATATTGGCTGTATCTGGATGTCCAAATCCAGTAAAATTTTCCACTCAAAAATTGTGCATGTCTGTTGATATGCACTTTCTAGTAGACTGTAAATAATGGGAAATTCTTTAATAAATATAGGGGTAGAACGTAGAGTTCTGGTAACAGCTATAGCAAATAAAGATAAAAAAATTCGTATAGCTGCGTTATCACTAACGGAAACGAACGACTTTGCAAATAAAGTATGCAATGAGATAAGAAGAAGGCTAGAAAAAAGACTGGAGATTGGCAAACTTCCTTCTGCTTTGGAAGATATGACCGATGACCCTGGTTTGTCGCAAAAAGCCCGTTTACTGTTAACATCTGTAAAAAGTAGAGAATTAAATTATTGTCGTGCTGTCGATATAAATAAGCTGAAGTTGATGATAAGCCAGCTGAAACAGTACAAAAAAGCCAGAAAAGTATACGAATCTTTACAGTCAGTTATAAGTATATTAAAAGAAGGTACTTATGGTGAAGAGGAATTCGCTCAAGTAAATGCTTTATTGGATGATTTGGCACAAACAACTAAACAAAGTGAAGCGGTAAGATCAATAACAATAGTATCAAAAATGAGCGAAAAATCAGCTGATAAGCTGGTTAGAAAAATCATGGAGGTAGAAGAAAAACGCTTCGTTGAGTTTGGTATAGATGCTTTGGATGAAGAAGTACGTGGAGCTGTGCGCGGAGATCTGGTGCTGGTATCAGCTCCTCGTGGTGGCGGGAAGACCGCAATGATGCTACAAGCAGCCACCAAGCAGTTTGCTACACATGGGTTGAATGTGGCGCTGTGGTCGTTAGAAATGTCCAGAGATCAGCTTATAGAACGTATGTTGGCTTCCGCAACTGGTGAGTTGTTCGTTGATGTGCGTGTAAGAAAAAAGAACAATATTGAATATATTAAAAGTCTAACGAATAAATGGTATGAATTTATAAATAACGCTAAAAAGGGCGGGAAGTTAACTATATGGGATGTATCGGATGCTGCCTGTAAGCCGACAGATTTGAAGAAAACCGTGTTACCGTTTGGGTATGATTGTATATGGATAGATTATCTCACACTATTTTCTTCTGGTGGAAGGGACTTATGGTTGGCGCAAAAAGAATACAGCAGGTTCTTTAAACAGCTAGCCAAAGAATTGAATACCGTCATAGTGTTGCTTACACAGCTATCAGACAATGAACGTGTGAAATACGGACGCGGGCCAGAAGAAGATGCAGACTGGTGGTTATGGTGGAAATATGGTGACGAAGAAGTGGCGCGTGGTGGACAGACAGAGATCAAACTAGCCAAAGCACGCAACGCAGCGCGTGGTTATATACAGGCCACGTTTGATATGCCTACCATGAGTGTACGTTTTGGTGATTCCATCAGCCCTGTTAGTAGATTTGACACTTCTACTATGAGTAGAATGAAACAAAAAACAAACAAACAAATAGATGATATAGATATATAATGGTTGGATTATTTACACAAGAAGGGGTCGTTGTATACGACTTGGCTAATGTCGTGGCCAGAGCTTTATCCGTTGCTGGAAATATAGATAAGTTCACTCCTTTATTCATTCAAATGTTGCTAAATTATAGAAAAAAGTTTCCGGGCAGGTACTTTGTCTTTGCATTGGAAGGTTCTGGTACGTTAGAAAGAAGAAAAATATTTGATAGGTACAAGATAAGAAGAATTCGTCCTACTAAAGAATTTGCTTGGGCTAGAAGCAAAGCGAAAAAGATTATTTCTTGTTGCAATTGTACCATTATAATGGCCCCTAAAGGAGAAGCGGATGATGCCATTGCTATCTATGTTAAAAACAATGAGGAAAAAGATATAATAGTGGTATCAAATGACCGTGACATATGGCAAAATATAACAAATGGGGTGCGTGTTTATGCTACCATAAAAGGAAAACAGATTATGGTAGATTCATATACATGCAAACGAATATTAGGTGTATGGCCTGACCAAGTAGTACTATTAAAAGCATTGACAGGAGACGTGTCTGATGATATACCTAAAGCTGTACCTAGAATGAGTAAAAAGGTGATACTGAAGCTGGTAAATGAATCTGGCAATGTAGATAAATTAGAAGAAACAGTACAAGGCTCATCTTGGCTTACTCATAAACAGCAAAAAGCTATACTCGATAACTTAAATACCATTAAACAAAATGCTGCAATAATATCAGCTTGGAAGCACATAAAAGTCCAAAAAAAGAGATTTACTGGTGATCCAAATAAACTTATGTCTATTGCCAACATTTCAGAAATAGAGGCCAGAACAATATCTGGATAGATAGCTATGAAGTGCAAAGTCAAAGCGAAAGATATAAAAAAAGCATTGAAGTCTATTAATGCTATATTTACCATAGATAAGACAGACCAACGGGCTTGTGAGCTTATAGTAACGGAGAAAAATACTTCGCTACATATAGCAGCAGCATTTGCTGGCATGTTTGTACATAGAACAATTCCAGTTACCGTATTACGTCCAGGAAGAATATTTTGTAATATGAAAGACATAGAGTCACTTCCACTAAAAGGAAACGTGATTATAGATACCAACGATGACAAAATGCTTATTTCTTGTGGTAGCTCTAAATGGTCATTTTCTGTAGATGTTTCTGCTGAATCGTCTATTGAAGCACACAAGGAAGATAGAAAAAAGGTTAAAACACTGGCAAAGATGCCTGTATCGTTGTTTCAGGCGGCAACAAAAACCACCGAATTTAGAACACAAACTGGCGACCAAATAACACAAATAACGATACACAACGGAAATATTGAATATGTTAGCAGAGACTATATCAGTTACGGTAGATATATACTAAACGATGATGCTATACAAGCAAAAACAAGTCTTACTGTATTAATTGCTAATTCTGTGCTGAGGTTATTACTAAAAGACGCTGGTGACGGTTCAATTACGGTAGGGACAAACAAAGATGCATCTTTGGTATCATTTAAAACCAAAGATATGTATGTTCTTTGTCCGTGTACTACAGGTAATGTTGTAAATATAGACGACGAAGTAATTAAAAAGTGTAAAGCAGGAGAAAAAACCTTTTCATTTGTGGTGTCTCCTGCGGAAATACAAAAGGCTATTGCAGCTATTATGCCTATTTACAAAAACGAAGCTGAAGTTGCGCTAGTAGCGAGAAATGGAAATATGTATATGTCTGCGGTAGGAAACAATCATTCTGTTAACCATAAAATAGATGCATCAGAAATAGATGCACATACCACGTCACCTGTGACATTTAATATAGAATACGTAAATGAATTTGTAAAAGCCGCTCCAGGCGGGTTGGAGACAAGGATAGAAGTATGGAACGGAATGTACCTGTATCTGATAATGAAAACGGAGGCGGGTATGGTGGATTATATGGTGGTGACACAAAATTAGATAAATTACATGAAGCGATAAAACAACAATGGGATGGTTTATTTCCATATGTAATAGCAAAAGTAACATCGCATACATATGCTATAAAAATAGGTGAATTTACCAGTGCAGAGAGTATAGAATTTACTACACTAGTTCAGTCAAGATATATATGGCTGATAGGTATATACGCAAAAAGAATAAAAAGAAGAATAATAGGGTACGTTATATTATATGCCGATAATCCCGTAATAAAATGGTTTCCTGCTTATATAGCGCTTATTTACAGTAATGGTATAGAAAAAATTATACCAACAATAGAATACAATGACGCAAACATTAGAGTTTTGAAATTTGGTGATGATTTTTTGGTTGTGTGCAGAAAACATGTAGAAGCACACTTTAACGACAAATTTCCAGACGCTAGTACGTACATACACTTCAAAGGCGTGTGGAAAGATGGAACATGATTGGAGGAAAAAGTGGCAGCAAAGCGACGTAGACACAATGATGAATTTGATAATGATGTACCTAAGATGATGGTGAAATCAGAAAAAAAGGTACGAATCGACTTCGATGAAGATGATATTATTTCAGATGATATCGAAGAAAGGCACAGAGCAAAGGTAGCAAAAGAAAATACATTTATTTTGCTCGATGATAATAATAAACCCAGAGTAAGGCCAAAAGATCTTTCTGATACAGAGATAGAAATGCGTAAACTAAAGCGACGATTTAAGGAGTTGCGTGGGTATAAGCCCACAGGTATGAACATTGATGATCTACGTGATGCTATACGTCGCATAGAGATTAGTATGGGCATAAGGTAATAGATACATGTCAAATCTTTTAGCTGGGACAACAGAAGAACAGCGTGCAGCTATTTTGCATGCTAATGGGCCAGCTATTGTATCCGCTGCCCCCGGAAGCGGAAAAACTATGACTATAACTAGGCGTATTGCCTGGTTGATACAAAATGGGACCGATCCGACAAAAATAGTAGGAATAACGTTTACCAATAAAGCGGCTAAAGAAATGAAAGATAGAGTGATATCTTTGGTAGGTAAAAAGGGAAAAGATATTACTCTATCTACATTCCATAGCTACTGTTGTAGACTATTACGCAAATATCATAAATTCTTCGGATTATCGAAGAATTTCACAATTGCTGATGAATCTGATTCTGATACTATATTCATACATGCTGTAGCCATAGTAGAAGGAACCACCGATAAAGACATAAAAAAGAGCGACCTTAATCTAGATATACTAAAAGCAGAAATATCAAAAGCAAAGAATAGACTGCTACTTCCTGATGAAATAAAAGACCACGAAGAATATAGCGAGAAAGCATATCTTTATTACAGAGAATACCAAAGATTACTGGGTGCAAATAACATGGTCGATTTTGATGATATGATCATGTTATTTACGCTTCGTATTAGAAATGATAAACGCATGCAGAATAGCTTTGCAAAGGCTATTCATTATCTATTGGTAGACGAATTTCAGGATACCAACCATGCGCAGTTTGAGCTAATTTATTGGTTATCACATATAAGACGTAATATTTTTGTAGTAGGTGATTTGGATCAATCTATTTATGGTTGGAGAGGCGCAGAATCTAGAGAAAACGAAGACAACTTTTTTACGTCTTTTCCTGAAGCAAAAATTTACTTGTTGCAAACAAATTTCAGATCTACGCCCCCAATAGTAGAAGCGGCCAATGCGGTAATACAACATAACGCAAGACGTATAGAAAAAACAAGTAAGGCTAATAAAACCGGAGGCAAAAAACCGATAATATATGAATGTGAAACACAAAGAGATGAAGCTAATCTTGTAATCACTGATATTTGTGCTGCTGTGCGAAATGGAAAAAAATGGAGAGACCATGCTATTTTATTTCGTACACGTAACCAACACAGATGGTTAGAAGAAGCATGCATAAAACGTAATGTACCGTATATAATAATAGGAGCAAAGGGATTTTTTCATAGAGCCGTCGTAAAAGATATATTAGCGTATTTGTCTTTATCCATTAATCCAAGAGATGACATAAGTTTCACTCGTATATATAACAAGCCAAGACGTGGTTTTGGTGCCGCCAGTTTTGCCAAATTTAGTAAAGTGGCGAACGATAAAAATATACCATTATTGTACATGTTCAGGCATATGGATATATGTGAAGACATTTTGTCATCCAATGCATTTAATGCTGTAAAATATATGAAGGTGCTATTCACCAAGCTTATAAAAGCAGATAAACGAAAAGTTGGTGATATAGTGGAAATGATAGTAAAACTTACCGACATGGAGGCTAGTTTCGATAAAAATAAACCTGATGTAAAAAATAGACAACTAGACGATATGCACGAAATGATACAAGCAGCACACGATTACGACAAAGAAATAGGTAGAGGAGTATTAGGTTTTTTGGAATATGCGTCTATGATGCAAACCAGACCTAAAGGAGAAGACGAACACAACAAAGTGATGATGATGACCGTACATGCTGCTAAAGGTCTAGAATTCGACTCCGTGTATTTGGTGGGGGCTGTAGAAGGTATAATGCCTATTTTGCGTGGAACAGATATGATGGCACCAGAAAACATAACTTCGTTACTAGAAGAAGAAAGAAGAGTATTTTTTGTAGCCATTACGAGAGCGGAAACAAATCTTACAATAACATACCCAAGAATAAGGTTGGTGGGAAAAAACACACTTTCGTGTGAACCTAGCAGATATTTATTAGAAATGGGAGACACAGTAAGATGGAACAAAATGAGATAATCAGAAAAGCAAACGCGCAGGCAAAAAAATTTAGGGCTGATTTTACTTCTTTGGCTTCCAGTATAAAAGAAGCTACGCAGGTGGGTCATCTCATACCTACAGTTATAGCATCAGATGACGTCGATGCAGTAAGAAAGGCACAAGAATCTGTAGCAAAAATAGAAAGTATATTAGACAGAATAATAGCCATTCACCACGACGCAAAAATAGCATTACAGGGCATATCAAAGGTAGAATCGATAGTAGTATCTGCCCTAGTGGATGCGGGAGAATTGGCGAAAAATGCTTCAGGTCCAACACAGCAGCGTATACTTACAACATATGTACGCAATTTAATGGTAGTGAAAAATGAGTGGGCAGTTATAATAGATCTCTGTCAACAAGCGCAAAGCAGATTAGGATCAGCTCTTAAGTCATTGAAATTTCAAATCGATTTAGAAAGCAACCTACGCTGGGCACAGCATAGACCACCTAACTAACATTAATGTTTAGAAACAAGTTTGTATGGAGGTATAGTTGTGTCCACCATTCCATTAGCATCAGAAAAGATATTACAAGCCACTGTAAAAGCATTAAGATTTGGCGGCTTGCTTAGCTCAACAGCCGATGTAGAAAAGATTTTCAACATTGAAAATGATGCTACAGAAACAGACATAGATAATTTGTTGTCGTCTTTATCGTATGGATCATTTTCAAATGGAGACAGTATATCTAGTGATACAGATTTTACTGTATTTATTGATGCTAATGATGATGATGGATATGCCACACAACCAAGATACTTCCGTGTAGCGCAAGACCAGAGCAGTGGAAACGTCACAGACCCAGACAAAGAGCTTCTGACTGTAGGAGAAGAGCTGTTTTCTGTGCTTCCGCCTAAATCCGTTGTACGTATGTCCGTTGGACCCAGAACGGTTCTGGGTGGTGCTGTAAACTCTGAAGTAGCCTGTGGGTCTGATGGATCTGATTATCTGCTCACATTATATGGTGGGTATGGAGCTGTAGGGGGATCTTCGTCTGGGGCGCGAATAACAGCAAAATCTGGGCTCGATATAAAAACCACAGATATATGGATTCGACATCCCAGTTATGATATAGCTGTAGGGGGATGGAGAAATATTACTAGTGATCCGTCTACTGCAAAATTTATTGTAGGTGATTACGATAACGGTAATGGATTAGTTTTACGTGCTTTTGATTCAGGTACCTCCGGGCAATATTATAATGTGATAGAAGCCAAAGCCGGTTTGGGCTACCCTCGTTTATATGTTGCCGCCGATGACCCATCTAATTATGACGCATTGATGATGTTGATAGGCGTACAACCTGATGATCCTTTTTATAGCGATCCTAGTAATTATAATAATCCTACACTGGCTGTTATAGGAAAAGATTCTTCTGCCTCTATGGCAAAATTATCTCCGGTGTTGTATTTACGTGACAGAGCGAATCGTGATAGTAATGGGGAGATATTTACGATATACACAGATTCCAATACAGCGTTTAGTTGGTATGCTATGCGTGTTTGGTACGGTGCAAACGCTGTTTTTAATATAGACAATCAAGGTAATGTAAATATAGATTCTACAGCCTCATTTAATGCCACTGGAGGTGACGTAGCGGAAATAGTTATTTCTGACGATACATATGATCCTGGTACAGTAATGATAATAAGAAATGGTATTTATACCAAATCTGATACGATAAAGGCAAAAGGTGTAGCTGGTGTAGTAGCCACACAACCTGGAGTAGTGTTCGGAAAAAATAGAATGTACGATGAAACGGATAGTTTTCAGATAAGCGTGAAAAATTTTGGAGACACAGACAGATTATATGTGCAAGAAAAATTACAAATAGGAACATATGTACTTATTGGAACAGACTACGCTGAGATTACTGACGTTAAAATGGTTGACAATATTTATAGTATTGTGTTAGATAGAGTAGTAAAGGTAACAGCAAATAGTAAAATATTAGCTAATATACGTAAGCATAAACATTATGTAAAATTAGCTGTTACTGGAATAGTACCTACAAAATGCAGTACAGCATATGGTAATATATACGGTAATGGTGAATTGCTCATGGCTGGACCAGATGGTTGTGCTGTATTGGCCACTGAACCATACGATCATACCACTTTGGTTGGTAAAGCAATAGGCCAATTAATACAATCCGGAGATCAAGTAGTAGAAGGAAAAATAGAGGTACAGTTGATATGAGTAAAAATACGATAATAGATGAACATGATTTACTAAGACTACGGGTAGCCAATCAAGAATACGAAAAAACATTAATAATCGATAAACATATTGAAAGTGAACTTAGATATTCTTTAGCAAGAATAGAATACCATGAATTAAATAGGGCTATTCTCTCAGAAGAAAAAAGGAAAAATAGTATTGTAATACAAAAAGCCAAAAATATTCTAGATGAAATAGTAACGAAAATAAAAGAAAAATACGGATTGGATGATGAAGACCAGATCGAATGGGAAACAGGGAAAGTCACCAAAACTTACGAGCCGCCGAGAGAGGGTAAAAGCGGCCAAAGCTGAATTAAGTCTGCTTAAAAAAGCTAAAGAGATACCTCCACCGTCTGAAAAAGAGCAGAAAGTTTTAGATATACTGTGGAGGAATTTTGAAGAAAGCGATGCAGCGGCTAAAGCTGCAGCAAGGTTTGAAAAAGACATACACACAAAAATTGTAGACGAACGTCTACATGCAGGTTTGCCTGAAGATGAAGCTGGTGATATAGGAAGAGTGTTTTCTTCGTCTGAATTTAATAGTACATTTCAAAAGTTGATGAAGTTGAAGGTAGAAGCTGAACTGATAGATTTACTAGGATTGGATGAATACAAGGATGAAATAATGAGCAGGGTCATTATGCAGATATTAGACGTTGATACTAGTGCCAGTGTACAACAAAAAGAACAAAGAATACGTATTGGTAAACCTGAAGCGCAGTTATTAATGTACCTTAAAAATAAGGTACTAACAGGATAAAATGGCCGATAGACAATCCACACAAAGTCAATCTGAGAAAAATACCATAGTAGCCGGTAATCTAAGGGGGGAGATACAGCGTAGTATCGATGCTGAAGGTGCCGCTAGGTACCGGCAATTGATGGCTAAACAGCGTGATTTACAGCGAAAGCTGTCGATTCTAAGAAGAAGAAAAAGTAGTGTATTAAGTGCCCCAAAATGTTTTCCTTCTGCATCAATATATGGCGGGAAAAGCTTTGGTAATAATGCTTATCTGTGTAGCATAGATAGCCAAATTGCCTACAGAGAAGGTGTTTGGAAAGTACATAGCGCAGAAATAAGGGTATTTATAGAAGGAGCAGAAGTAACTCCATATTTACGTGGAGACGTAAGGTGGACTATAGAATCTACCGGCGGAATGAATACATGTTCATTTACTCTGAATAATAACCAAGACGCTTTTATAGTAACACCGATGAATGTGTGCGCAGATCTCAACTCGCACGGTTGGATGTTGGCACGAGATAAAAAAGGAAGAATAATCACTTCACCGTATAGAAGTAGCTCCCATACAGATGAATGGGCAAAATATAAAATTTATCGTCAAAAATATTTAAAGGTTCGTCCAGGAACCAAAGACGAACAAATCGATGAAACGGGTATGTGGTTATATCCGCTTAATCCGTATGGATGTATATTCAATAAACATGATTGTGTACGTGTGTTTTATAGATTGCCACATATGGCAGGTGCAGTAAAAAAGAAAAATGGAAAAATAATAAGATACAACGAACTATGGGTACCGGCTTTTACTGGATTTATAGACGAGTATGATATAATAGATGATTTTGTAAATGGAGACAGACAAATAAATATAAAATGTTACGATATTCGCGGAATACTTAATAGAATGAGGGTACGTACACAAGCATCTCCCATAAGTAGTACCAATGATCAGGGTAAACGCGGAAAAGGAGATAATTCATTACAAGATGCCGTACAAAGGGAGATAGAAACAAGTCCTGTTTTTGTTGAAGCTAAGAAACTTGGTATAGATTTAGCGTGGTTGAGGAATATAGACAATCAGGAAATAGCGGTAGAATTTATAAGACTATTTAATTCCTTATTTGAACATAGACTTGTTGCGGCTAATTGTAAAAAAGACGGAAAATACGATATCGCTTGTGCTAAAAAAGTGTACGCTGAAACGAAGGGAGAAGTACAAGCTCAAGTAAAAGAATTTTACGCTGCTTATAAAAATGCGGTAGATGTTATTGATAAAGCAAACAAAGTAGACGGTGGAAAGAGAAAGATAGTAATGAAGCCCAAAAGTAAGGGCAGACTGGAATTGAGTTATGGTGATGCAAAACCTATAGACCTCGGCAAATCTATAACAGAATTAATAGGATTTTTACACACAAAAGGACGAGAAATAATATCTGCTGCGCAAACAGTGAGCGCTGCATACAAAACAGCACAGTCAAAGATCAAAGCAAACCCAAATGCAAGCAATAAAGAGAAAATAGAAGGACTATTGTATAATAATTATGGTCCTGTTTATACTATAATAGACGATCTTCTTAAAAATATAAACGATAATGATTTGGAAAAACAACTAAGTTGGGATAAAAGAGAAGACATATCTGCAAAATCCGCAATACGGAAAATAGCAGGCGGAAGTAGTAATTTTGCCACTGCTTTTTTACCTAATGATTCTAGGTCTGAACAAAATTTTATAGAAAACTACTCAGGTTATTATTGGCCACAATATAATGATGTATCATTGTTATTAAGTGCATATGTAGCAAAAAAGGTAGAGAATTTTAAGTCAAATCTGCCCAGAGCAAAAGGAAAAAGAGATTTCGCTGAAAAATCTAGACGGGAGCTTGAAAAGTATCTGAAAAAATATGTGGACACATCTGGTACATTGATTGTATTCAATGCCAATAAAATGTTTAAGGATACTGTATATCGATATATAACACCTGAAATGAATAATGGACTCATTCAAGCTCTTACTGAATATAACGAAAAATACGTAAAAGGTGCTCTTGGCTCATTAAAATACAAGCAAGCGGATCTGCTTAAAGAACTAAATTCACGTCTTGAGACAGTAAGAAAAGCATTTAAGGATGCAGAAGCAAAAGTAACCAGAGAAGAAAAAAGAGACCCAAATGTACGCAGACAACGAAGAATACAAGAATTACGTAGACAGTTGAGGGAAGCACACACAAAAGGACAATCAGACGCAGTGAAGCAAAGTGAAGCTGGAGGAACAAAGGCCGATTTTGTCCATACAGCCGCACAATTTAATGAAAAAAATGCAGGAATGTACCAAGATTTGGTAAACGCTTTGTCTAGAGACTCGCACCCTCTAGCTGGTATGTCATATGAAACAGCCGTTAAGTGGCTTACACTCACACATCTGCCTACTTCTATGGGGATAGAATTAGATTTGGATAAGTACGATACGAGAAAGATGCAGGCATGGAACAAAACTGTTTTGTTTGGTATAATAGGCAGACCGTTTACTTATCGTGAAGTGAGTGCAATTGGGCATGGTACTGTGTCAGACAGGAGTGAAAGTGCTGTATTTTCACCTCTACAATGCTTCGTACATATGTTATTGCCTAAAAGCGGCACTGGAGCGGCAACTATCGTACATCAAAATATAGGCCATGCTACCGGGACAGAAGGAAGTTACAGATATGAAACAAGATTGTCATTACTAAATGCGATATCAGATACATTAGATTATCAGTTTTATGTGTCTCCTATGGGGGATATGATATTTGAGTTCCCCATGTATAACGGTCTTCCTAGTGATTGGGGAAAGGTATTTTCTGGTGCTTATAAAGTAGCAAAGGAATTAATATCAGACAGAATAACACCAGAAACTGGTCCGATGTACACTGCTTGGGTATTGACTGGAGAAGAAGACGACGAAACTAAAAAAGCCGCATTTAATCAATTAGTACAAAATCTGTTCAAGAAAAAAGTAATTGTGGCCCCAATATTAGCACAAAGAATAGGAGCAAAAGTAAAACAGATAAATGTGAAAATACCAGGAATAGGTGGTTTAATTTCGGCAAATGCGGGTGTCGCGTCTTTACTAGCTTATGCCTACCTTGAAATACAAAAAGACATGGGACAAATGTCATCCATGTCGATAAAGATACCGTTTCGTCCTTATTTGTTACCAAATAGACCCATTCACTTAGTACCCAGACAACGTATCGGTATGATAAAAAATGTAAGTTATTCTATGTCCCCTCCTGATGGTAATTGTACTGTAGACATGAATGTTTCGTATGTGAAAGAGTTGTTTAGAGATGGAACATTTAGAACCATAACAGGTGGATCTAGAATGCCTATCGATTACTCTGGTCTATTTACCGGAGATATAAAGTACAATATGAGATGGGGCGCGCGGAAAGCCGTAGAACATAGAACATTGGGTAGAAGTATGGGAGCTGCAGCAAAAAGCATATCTGATGCGTCGGGACATAGCGTAAGAGATATGCGTAATACTAATTGGTCTTGCGGCCCATTACTTCGAGATCGTTATATAGAAGCGAGTGCATTTTCAGTTGACAGATTGTCTCAGTTTAGGGTGGCTAGTACATATGGGGGATCTACCGCAGGGGCTGCTGGGCAATCTGGAGATATACCAAAATACCTATTACATGGATTGCACGGTGGTTTTGTTGGTACAAGAGTAAGCAGGGAACCTCCTAATCCAGGCGACAAGGCAGAAGCAATAACAACAAAAGACACTGGTTTACACGACGGTAACGCCAAAAAACACGAAGGAGACAAACCAATATACGACGTTAGAAGGTTGTTTTACAACCCATATCCATATGGGTTTGTGTTAGGCGGACCAGCTACAGTAAAAGGGAATCCGTCTGTATTTTCAAATTATGGTCCTGTGCGTGGTGTGGGTGATGCCTACAAAAGCAGATTTTCGTGGCATAATGGTGTAGATTTAATAGCTCCTAAAGGCACACCTATACATACACCAATAAAACCCACAATATGTATATTAGGTATACCAGCTGGTTGGCGCACTAATCAAAAGAAAAAATATAGAGTACATGTAACAAAATTTCCTTCCCTTTTTCCATTTATAATACAGGGCACTAAACCAAAAGATGTGGGCGATGGTTTCTTGGAAGTGGTAGTGGACGAAGGTATGCTAAAACGATTCAAGAAGTATAGTAACGGAGCAGCTACGCCAAGATTGAATCCAAAAGGATACAGCACAAAAATAGGAATGTTTATGGAGGTGGTCGGATCTGTAACACTTCCAGGAGATGCCTCTAAAAGTTTATACGTTACACTTCGTTTTGGACATTTAGACGATGTAGTAAAGCCTTCTGGAAGTAACTATTATTTTGGTTTACATGGTTATTCGCGGTTACCTAAAGCGGGAGAAAAAATAGCTTATGTTGGTAATACAGGCAATTCAAGTACTTACCATGTACATGTAGAAATGTTAATACACACCAACAGTAAACGTACAGATCAAAGCGCACTCCAAGAAACATTAAAAGCAAATAGAGAATATATGCGCACCATGCTCGCCATGAAGGTCACTGGTAATAATATAAAATCAGACAAAATGAGCGAAAAATGGCAAAGATATTTTAATAGAATAAATGAACATAGAAGAAAACAGGGCAAAAAACCAATCGAAACAGTTGACGATGCATTGGACTATTTAATGCGTCCGGCCTCGTGGCCAACAAAAGATAACCTGCGTTATAGGTTTTATAGAACAGTAAAACTACGTGGAGATGCTTTATTTACAAACCCATTTTTCTTCTTTAAACCAGAAGAAATACTTCCAACACTTACCAGCGATTACAGAAAATACTATAAATATGTAAATGATATTTATATATACAGACCAGATAGATCAACTCAAAGATATTCTTTGTGCGGGTCTACGGTTATTTTAAAAGAACGTTTAAACATTTTTAGAAAATACAATGCCTGTAAAAAAGCGGCTAGACGAAAACGTGGAAGAAGAAATAGAATTTCTGCTGTAAAAGAATGTAAGTTACAACTTACAACAGCGCTGGAAAAGCATTACTCCGGAATACCTTCCAGGAGGAACGAAAATGCTACCATTCGTATTGCTAATAGACTAGATGCTAAAGTTGATAAAGATACTGCACAAGGTAGAATGGATACATATACACGTAAGCCAGCTTCTAGGAGATCATAGTGCCTACTATAAGAGAAATAGTCAACAATGAACGTACAGCAAAAACTCTTAATGGTATAAACAAAGCAATTGTTAATAGAGTTATACCAGAACACGAAGTACTTAAACTGGATGTAGCTACAACTACAGGGCGGCCATCTGTACCAGTAAGACATCCATATCTAGGTCCTCATAGTTGGATTAGGTGTATGCCAGAAATAGGTACAAAATGTATGGTAGAGATGGCAAACACACCCAGAAGGCATGTTGTTCTTGGTTATATCTCACAAAGATTTGGAGAAGTTGTATATAAAGCAACAAAAGACGACAATATTATAGTCAGGCAACTGCGTCCAGGTGAAATAGAAGTAATGTCTTCGGGCAAAGCCACAACCGCTTGGCTTTCTGATGGATCCGTCAAAACATTAGGTGGAGTACTAGAACATGACTTAGATATGGATAAATTAGAGATACGACAAAGAACACCAACATACAGAAGAGAATTACATTTACATGAATTACCCAATATAAGACATGAGGAAAGATTTGGTGTGGTTAAACGTCCCGATACTAATAAGCCATTTACCAGAGAAAAATATGTTATGGATGGAGATAAATTTCTTCTAGAGTATGGTAGATGGCTATATTCTCAAGAAGACAAATTGTTGGTAGTAACACATGAAGGTAACATTTATGACGAAAATGGTAAAGTTTTAAAGGACGGAAGAACAGGAAAGCCTTTACGATGTATTAAACAAATTGGTGACAGTACAGGTGCTTATAGACTTGAAACATTTGTTGACGAAGAATTAAATGTAACTATTAGAAATACACACACTAGAGACAGAGATACATTAGTAGATATGGGCGATAAACATAAATTAAAAATACGTATAAAAGATATAACTTTAAATGCAAAGAAAAAAGGAAATTTAATTTTTGGTAACTCATTGACTATTAAAACACCTTCCACCCATATAAAATCAAATACAATAAAACTTGGTAATACTGCCACTGAATCGGCTGTATTGGGTAATACTTTACAAAGTATGTTAGATACAATGTTGATCAGTTTGTCAGCAACATTTAATGTCCTGGCAGCTGAACCAGCGTTATCTTCTGCAACCAAACAGACCATTGCTGGCAGCGTAGCCACATTGCAATCTATTTCTGCATTAACAAACAGAATATTGAGCAATTCTGTAATGGTGCAATAATGCCTTCAGTATATAATGGATGCACAATTCAAGATTCTGCTTATGATGCTTTGTCTGCATTTAATAACCATCTGCAAGAAATAGAAGAAAAATTTGATTCAGCATTAAACGACCTTGACAATATTATCTCTTCTTTAGAAAATGAAGCCGATAAAGCCTATGTTTTCATAGGTAACGGAGACTGGGAAGTAAAATGGGAAGCTGTAGTAAACGGTACAGAAGGAAATAAGATAAGTATACAATATATTTATCAATCACCTGGAGTAGACTCTACTGGTAATCTAGTACCAAAAGAACCATACGCAAAGATTATGTCTGATGGTGTAACCGTTCATTTATATTTAGGAGTAGACAACACTGGTACAATAACGTATAATATGAATGATACCATTACTAAATGGTACAATTCTCTGCCAGAACTAGCAGATTTGGTAACTTCTACTATTACTGGTTCAGGTACAGATATACCAGAAACAACGAACCAGACCTTTTTATCTGGGGGAACATCGCAAGTATTAAAAGATATACAAGATGTCGGAAATGACATTGCAAATGTTTTCGGTAAAAATAGCATGAAAGATTTGCTACAGAGTATAGATATACCTACGATAAGTTCTCCAGAAGAGGCTGCGTCCTTTTTAGAAGAAGATGGAAAATACATTATTATTGGAAAGAAAGTATTTATAGTAGATGGAACTAATTTAGTAGGATTAAATAGGCTATATGCTATTACAGCAGATATAAATAAGGTTAAAGACATAAATGTAAAAATCTCTGATTACACCCCAACCGCAGTAATAACACAGAATGTAACAAGAACAACCACTAAAATAGTGTGCGGAGAAGTACAAACATTTAACGAAATAAATGAAATTTATAGAGGGATAGATATATCAATATCTACGGCAAAAGCAAAGTGGGGTGGAGATGCCGAAAGTTTTAATTACTACATATTTTGGGGAAAATCACCAAAAGCATCTATGGCTGCATACCAAAAGCTTAGTTTATTAGGATTAAATGATGATTTGATAAATGACATTATGGAAGGTAATCAGCCGGAGGATACATCTATATTTGGAAATATAGGTACATGGACTGTAGAAGACACCACACTCTTAGAAGCACTTGCTTTCACTGATGAAGAATTAATTGAATTACTTTCAAAAAATATTGACGGTATTAAAATACCAAACAAAATGACCAATAATGATAAAATTACAGCTTTGTTGGGGGTATTTGCGGATAAAATAGAAACACTAGAAAATGGAGCCAAAAATTTAACAAAAGCGCCGATTGCAGCTATACAAACAGTGGATTTAGAGAAAACATTAAATGTTGATGATATTGCAAGAGAGATGGCATTAAGGGGAAAGGCGTGCGCGCGTTTAGGTACAAAAGTGCCAGATATGTATAAATTTTATAATGACGATATACCTAATATTTCTTTTTCACAGCTTCCAGATACTAGTAAAAAGGTAGAATCTGCCTATGCGGCTATATCTGCAGCTATAGAAAAAGCCAGTTCTACGTTTGATAGAATGGTAGGAAAATTAGTAGACTCTGTATCTGGTCTCCTCAATAAAATTTCTGATATTCTTAACTTAGCTGCTAATATGGGAAATAATGATCTGGCAAAATGTTTGTTGGGTTTTGGTACTTCCACAACAGGAAAACCAGAATTTAGCGGAATAAACAGTGCATCTGGGATATCATCAGGTTCTGTAGACGGTATACCAAATATAGAATCCGTTACCGGTGGAATTCCATTGTCATTATTTAAATCGGTTCTAGACGAGTTGGCTAAAACACTAGATGAAGTGATAACAGATGCTGTAGCTACAGTAATGGAATTTTTAATGATTCCGATGTGTTTGGCTGAATCTATAATATCATCTATTAGTGGCTTTGATTTAGGGGGAGTGGCAAATATATGCAAAGACAGCAAAGACTATAATGAAAAATGTGATCCGTATGATATACAGGAAATAATAGATAAATCAACTGATATGGCAGCGACATTAAATGGTCTAAGCTACTCTTCCCTTATTACTACAACAGAACAACAAACAGAAACAACAGAAACGGTAAAAGATTTTATAGGCACAGTTGCAACAGAAACGACAACAATAACACCAGAGATAACTAGAGGAATCAACGAAGTTGTTTCAGAATTACAAGACACAATAAACGCCAAAGTGAGTATCGTCGATAAACTGAATAAGGCCATAAATGATTTATTCAGTGACGTAGACGAACAAAAAACTAATATCGATGAAAGCGCAGATTCATCCAATTCTTGTTTGCCCCCAGTATTAGGATTATTTACAGATAACATTACTGATAACCTGTAGGTCATTAACCTTTAATGAGGAAACATGTCTGATATACTTGCTTTATTAGCAAAACATAGACGAAAAAATCCGCCTAATTTGTATAACAGAAAAACCGGTAACTCTGAGCCGCTTGGTTCCGCTACCGAAGATGCTTTAATTTTGGCGTCTTCTGATAGCAAACGGCAGGCTATTGATTACATAGACGCTCTATTAGAATTTTCACCGGAAACAACTGATAGAGATACTTTGATAAAACTTGCGGCAACCAAACAACGCGGAAACCTGGCAAACCGGAAAACAGAGTTGGGTACAATGGTAGATATGTATGAAGACTTCAAACAAGGTTTGACAACGTTTAAAGGTACCACCGATGAACCGAATATCTCAGATTTATCTGAAGGAGTGTCTCCGCTTCTTGAGTCCCTGTCCTCTGGACTTAAATCGTTACTAAATAGGTACGATGAAACTGTACTGGCGGTTAAAATGTACGAAAAAGCCGAAGATAGGTATAAAGCAGAAATATCTGATGAGCAACGAAAAGAGTGGCGCAGTTGGAAACGTGTACTATCTACGTATCTGGTGTAAATATGTCCAAAACACTAAAAATGGCTGGTGGTGATATTTTGATGGATTCTACCGGACGTCCGGTAGAGATAGTCGGTTTGGAAAAAGTTACACAAGATGTAGCTGAAACACTACTGAATGAATACGATTCTGGAGATCCACCTTGGTATCCTACTGGTGCAGAGTTTCATCGACTGGTTGGTTCTCCATCTACATATTCTGCAGGAGATATATCCACACAAATAGAAACAATGGTATATGATGCTATAGAAAGAGTAATCATATCACAAGAAGAAGATCCTTATGTTGATGATGACGAAATGATATATGATATAGTTACATTGCGTGCATTTCCTGTTGGTGACCTCAGCTGGGCATTTTACGTATCATTACTAACAGAATCAGAAGAACAGGTAAAATCAGAAGCCACATTGGATCTTAGCCAGCAACTACCACAATCTCTAAGTCCTGATGGTGACCATATAACTGGCATCGGTGTGCCGCTATAAAGGACAAAAATGTCAACAAAACCACGAGATGTAGACAGCTATCTTACAGCTCTTACAGACACAATAAACAATATAGACCCTTCGTTAGATATATCTAAAGGCGCAGCAGCCGTGCTCATGTATGCTGCTGCTGTTGTTGGCTCACAAACAGAAGTACAAGCAGCATACTTACAAACACTGTATAGACTGGATGATGTTGATGGTATCGATGATGAAGATATATTTTCTTTAGGACTGAACTTTGGTCTAGATCCAAATAGAGGTATTCCGGCGCGTGGGCTAGTATATTTTTATACAACCGTACCACCCGAAGAAGGCACAGTAAAAAAAGTAGAAAATGGATATATTGTCAGTACATCAGACAGCAGGTACAATTTTTTGGTGGTAGAAAGCGCCGAGATGTCATCAGATAATGCTTCTGCTTATTATAATTCCACAGAAAAGAGGTACGAGGTACCTGTTTCGGTTATAGCGGAAGCAGTTGGAGATGATTTCAATCTTCCTCCTGGAGTGATAAATACTATACAAACCACACAAGAAGATTGGGATGGTGTAATCAATAAAGATTATATGCGTCAGGGGACAGATCCTTTAGACAAGTACCAGTTTAGAAATTTGATATGGAATGCGCAACAGGGTCTTAATCAAAGCACAGTAGGTAACATGATAACAACATTTTTAGACATCAACCCGGTAGCGTTTGATGATATAAGTGTTGTTAGTTCATCGGATTTAGATGTATTTAAACGTATACACAAACTAGAAAAAAAGATGGGATATGATGTATATATCATATCAGATTCTACTAAAGACGCTATTCAGTCTGGCATCGCCAATGGAGGCGAAACTTATATACAACTGGAAAAGCAACCAGTGTTGTCAGTTGTATATGTATTGGTAGATGGGGTACAGGTGCCGTTTTCTCTAGAAAAAGAAACGGACGAAGCTTGGAAAGAATCCGCAAAAGCAACAGACAAAATAACTTTATCGACACCATTGCAACCAGCACAAACATATGAGATAAGATATCTATATTATGATCTGATTCAAGAAGGACAGGAAGCAATAGAAGCGAAAGAGAGTATATTTGGAGCAGATGTATTGTTGCGTTTAGCAGAAACAGTAGATATTTTTATAGAAGCTACTGCATATGCAATATCGACTATTAATCCAGAAGACGTTGTAGCAGAAATAGAATCATTTACTGCAGGTTATCTAAGAGATCCTGACAATCCGTCTTCGTCTGTCCAGCTATTTGTGGATAGACTTGATCCTTATCATTATCAACAGGCTATAGAAGCCAATATTGACGGATTGTCCCATTTTCGCTTGACAAAATTCGTGCGTACTGATAGAGCATGGTTGGACATAGAAGAGATCGCATTGGACGGGGTAACACAATACCCTACATTGTCGATCAATTCTATTTTCTCGGTAAAATAAATGCTACAATTTTATCCAGAACAAAAACCGCATACTCCCTATTTTGAGGAGATGACAGATTACATACCATCCGGTGGCTTTTATCTGAAGACGCTGGAAATGGTGGCAAGGTCGTCTTTACCTGCTAAATTTACCCTCATAACAGACACACAAGCACCAGTATATATCTACATAAATAATGTTCTTGTAAAAACTGTTGTACCGACCGGTAGAGAGACCGTAGAGATCCCACTAGCTGTTGCACCACACAAAAATGATATAAAAGTTACGAATGGTATAGATCCAGATGTACATTTATCCATAGCTTCCACATATTTAGCCACTTATATGGAAACTATAGCTACTCAACACTATGAAGTAGCTGGCAAAACGGTAGAAAAATACTACGATCTATTAAAATCTCCGTGGAATTCTTTCATTGCTGAATGGTTGTCGCCTTGGCATGATTTACTGCCTGACATACATACATTACGTTCATTGGCAGTAAAACTACAAACCAATGTGTTGTATAACGAAGCTGGTAGAGAACGAGGCACGATAAATTTCGTTTCCGGTTTTTCTTGTTCTACTCCTGTTATACAAGAATATAGAAATCCAGAAGACTGGCAACCGATTTTATATCAACCAGTAAATCAATCTGACGATACTTTTACATATGATTTACATGTATGGCTACCAAATTTATGTATATCTAGATGGGCATCTTTTGTTACACTTATAAACAATCTAAAAAACTTCACTTTTAAAAACCTATCAGAAACAGTTGTATTAGTACACGACATAACAAGTGAATTTACTACACAACATGTATTTGATTTATTTGGTAATGGATGTTCTTTAAATGATATATTATCTATAGGTTGTATGGATAACTTGATTATGAGCGGTTTTATGGAATTTACCAACCGCTCATCTTTCTGCTACTGGAGTAGAAATCTAGACAGCATTGTAGAATACCCGGGTATAGGTGGAAGATTTCTAGATATAGGAACATTCGATTTATCAGGACACATCACAGCCGATGACACAAATAGATTGTTAAGACTTCCAGCGATAGATTTACAGACTGCTTATGATCTTGTATCTGATTTCATAACTAAATATAATGCACATGATAATGATCCTACGTCTACTTGGCATCATAGTACAGGCGGGTCGCACCAAATCACGTCCACCTCTCCGTATGATATAGTCACTCTGCGTACAGCGTGTTTAGAAATACAAACAAAATACGCTGAACATCTTTCCGATTCTTCTATGCACAATCCTATAGATGACACATATACACTAGATATTACAATATCATCATCTGCAGGAGAAAGCGAGCTGTTAAATTTCTGCAATGAATTATTGGTAAAATATAACGATCACATAACATTTGCAAGTTTTGACACTTTGTACGACGCTGATAAATTAACAGACTATTGGGTAGGAGCGTCCACTTCTAAAGCATTGGACACGGGTTCTTGTTTTGATACCAGTCCAATAGCTATATCACCAGAAAATTTAAGTTGTTGTACAGAAGGTCCTGATACAAAGACTTTTTGTACTGATGTAAATAGCCAGGATATTACTTCTTCCGTTACACCCAATCATCCTGTATTCGGGGGAGACGATCCTGGTTTACTATTTAACCCATATTTTTCTATTCTGTAGGTAAAAATGGATTTTAGTTTAAAACATAGTACAAATGAGCAACTTCGAGAGAAAGTAGAAGCACTTGGAAGTGCTTTACTAGGTTTTGCCGCAAACGTGGACAAAGCAGATAACATAGCATTAACTTTTAGTAGAGAAGATTTAATTAGACTTGGTACAATATTAAAATTGTACACACAGCGTACAAAATCACATAATAAATGTTAAATTTGTTTCATATCAGTGATCCTGTACAAACGGGTAGTAGCTCCCAATGGACCACTGTATCTGCTAATACTGCATACGAAGCTGTAGCATCCACTTCGGACGATACCACTTATATAACATCAGCCACTGCAGGAAACATAAGCAATTTTGTGTGTCATCCAATAGCGGTACCAATACCTGATTTTATAGCCGGTTTTTATGTACATCTTAGAATGAGGGCTGCAGCAACCGGTACGGTGCAAGTAACGTATGGCTTGTATAGAGGCGGTTCTGCGATAGTTACAGACACTGCTACCGTGACAAACAGAATATGGAAAGACTTTAAACTTTGGGTACGTTATGATCCATCTACATCGTCTAGATTTAAACCATCCGGCTTAGGCGACATAGGAGTCTCTGTCAGAGACGATACTGGATCTCCTGGCATTCATGTAAGCAAATTATACTTAGAAACAGTTTGGATGCCTTCAGAATACAGATATGATTCGCTAGAAATGAACGTTACGCCAGATGCTGTATCGGGTGACTTGCAGTGGACATCCAGCGGATCATCTTCAGCAACCATAACATCGGACATACTTACTATCAGTGATACAGGAACATCACAATATAGAAACTACAGCATAAACGTACCAAATGTTGGCGATGATTATGTCCGCGAAGCGGTGGGTAGATTAAAAATTGAGACATCAATGTCTTCTACTTCATTTATATCCACTTTATTAGAAATAGGTACAAATGCACATACTGTAAAATTGTGTGCATTTTTAGACAGCGGAGATAAATACATCGGTCTTATCGACTCTTCCGGTGATCGTAATAACCCGTCTGATTATATTGTTAAATATCAGCACGATTGGTCTGATTATTTTATTTATCATTTAATAGTTGACGCTGATCCTAATAATTTTGTCAATGGCGTATCTGTGGCAATAGATGGAAATATTGTTATAGAATCTGATTATTCTAAATATACAGATACGAGTGCATCTTCAAATTTATTGTTTGGTACAGGAGACAGTTCATTAACAAGTAATGAATGTACATTATTTGTAGATTATATTGGTTGGTACATATACCGAAAACGTAATAAAGTGTTTCGTGGATGGAGAAATATACATACATCGACGAATAACATTGAAGCAAATTCAACCGATCCGGATATAGTAAAATTATTTAATCTGTCTGTCCCACAAATAACTGTCGGACAAAGCGACTATTGTTGCAAATTAGTATTAAACGATGTATCAGGACTATCCTATATAGAAACAATTTTCAATCCTATTGACTCTACACCATTAAACTTAGATATAGACTATAAAGGAGAACTAAGCGCTGGTACCGTAGAGGTAACAATACAACGTACCAGTGATATGTATTATTGGAATAATAGTACATCCGCATGGCAGGCCGCTAAAGCGTCAGCTACTAGCTCAGGAATATCAACCCGTACAAGGGTTAATTTGATGTCTGGAATAATAACAACACTTCCAGACTATTATATAATACGGGTAGCGGTCACAGGTGGGTTTATAGCATACTCTAATATTTATGTTTATAAAGTGTGGTTACATTCTTAAAGGTGCTAAATGGCATACGAAGCACAAATATCAGTTACAAATATTGCAAAACAATACACTGCCCAAGGTTGGGCGTATGGAACATCTTTTATTGTAAAATGGTTCCAAATATCAGACGGAGGTCATGATCCTAGCGATCCTACTACAGCTTTAGCAGTAGACCCAGCTGCTACCGTTATGCCAGGAGATCCACCTACCTTTGGACCAGAGCCGATAGACGATATAGAATGGCAAACAATTAGCTGTCCAACTTTTGTGTGTACTATAAACCAAGGTGAATATACTGGCGGCTTAAGCTCAATAGCTCTGGTTGCTGAAATAATAGATGCCGGAATATCTCGTCCTTCAGGTGCCCCAGCAGCACCTTCTGTTGGAGATACGTTTTTATTTGGTATCTATAATAGACCTTTATTAATAATAACAGCTACAGATGGTCCGGTCACATTTAAACTGACTCCGCGTCTATAGGAGAGGCATCATGACTCTCGCTGCTTCGTTCTATTGGAAACACCCAGACAGTACTTCTAGCCTTAATAATAGACTATATAGACTGGCTAACAAAGGTATATTTTACGGTGGTACTGTAAGTCCTGGTACTGGACTAACTGTTACAGTTTCTCCGTTTATGGCATTAAGCTATGACGGTATGACCGTTGTAGACGATGAAACACAAACATTAGCTGTAGTAGCTGGACAAACGAATTATGTAGTAGTAAGAGCAAAATATAATGCTTACGGATCTCCTGCTACACCAACGCTCAGCTGGGAAGTGTTAGAACAGTCCGTATACAATGCGGACCCTGAAAAAGATTATTTAATAGTATTTTGTGTTGTAACACTGGCAAGTGGGTCTGTATCTGTATCAAACAGCGATATTAGTTTATTAGACCGTAATGAAATTGATCAAATAGACAGGTCTTTTATACGCGGAAATATCGCATCATCGTCATCTTTGCCTCCTAACACGCCCAAACAAAATAGAGTGGGCGATATTTATTTTGTTCAGGCTGATGAAACATTTTACTGGTGGGATGGTGCGTCTTGGACTCCATTTACCACAGGTTCGTATAACACCGAAACAGAAAATATGAATCGTGTTCTTATAACGGAGGAACGCGATAGAAGAGAAAATGGTTCTGGTGTAATAGCAGGCTCATTGGACACAGGCAGTAAAGGATTGTCGTCATCGTTACAAATTGGTATAATTGAAACTCCTACTGTAGCTAATCAAATAGGAATAGATTCTTTTTCAGCCATCGTTAATGGACATTATGTACAAACATATGCTAGAAATATAACACTTCCTTCTGCTCCATCTTCTGGCACAAGATTTGATCTTATTTTCTTGGAAGTATGGCGAGAAGAGATAACTGTACCCGAGAACTGGAATTATCCACGTAATCCCGATGGAAGTTTATCTTATAATATTAGTCAAATATCGGATCTGATTGAATCCATGGGTTGGCAAGATGGTACAGGAGGGGACAACTTTGATTTAAATGAAATACAGGTGGACGACCATAAATGGGTAGTAACAAAATATAGATTCAGTTATATTGAAAATGTCCCATCGCAAGTATTATACGATGATACTGTAGCAGCTCCAGCTGCAACTAATATAGATGGAAATACATTTACATCTCCTTATGGAGCAAGCAGCTATGAGTATCGTACTTGGGGCGCATCAAGTACAACAGCAAAAGACGGCATCAGCTGGGCAATACCAATATTAGCGGTAAAACGTACATCTACTGAAGACTATACTACCGGTAATGGAATAAAAGAATTCAGAGACGACGAACGATATGTATTTCCAATATATCCAGTAGCTGATACTGGAAATACTGCTAGAAATATTATAGATATAGTAGAAAACGAGCAAGATCTAAATAGAACAAAAGAGACCAAACCTAGTGGATTTTTAAGTGGTCTAGATTACCAAATAACCGGTACATCTTCAAATAAACTATCATTAAGTAATTCATCGTACTTGCATGTTCGTATACGCGGTGTAGAAGATAAGGTAGGTCTATGGGAAATAGATTTGGGAACACCACCATCAACAGGTTATGAACGAATATTAGTATACCTTAAAATGAAACAAGTGTTGTATCCAGACAATGCTAATAGTACAAGATACATAAGTGATGTACATACACCTATTACAAACTTTTTTGCTGGTTTTGGAGTAAAAAAAGCGTATACTGTATTTGAACTTGTTGCTCATTCCCTGGGCTCTACAGCTACCGAATTAGACGAGCACGATGCCATGACATCGGCTGGTTGGTCCAAAGGTGATTTAAGTGTTTCTACGGCAGATAGATACTTAGATGGAGGTCTGTGGTCTAAACAATACACTAACTACGATGATGACGAAAGTATACCTATTCTAAAAACCGAATGGGCCATTCCGATAGCTTTAATTCATCGCAGAAATAGTACAGCGTGGGATTATGCTACTAATCCAAACGGAAGTGGATCTAGTCGTCCTGATGATCGAACCGATGCTACTGTGATACACCCAGATGATTTGGTAGATTTGCGGCATATGGTTGATGTTGATCCAGGTACTTTACATAATATACTAGAAAACGATATAAACAAATTATTAAGAGGTGAGCTACGTACACGTATGGCAGAAAAATGGGCCGGAGCTGGTACAGGAGGAGAAGTAGCTGGTAGTAGAATATTACAATCTGATATGGTTGATGTAACTGGAGGATCTGCTGCTTTTAGTTTAGCCGCTCCGGATGGTACTAGGACAATTTGGTCCGACGCCAAAGAATTTATGTCTGTTTGCGAATCTTTTACTACTGGATCAGATTATTCCGGTACACTGGTCACATGGACCGAAGCGACTGGTACACTTACTATTAATGCGCCTAATGGTGCGCATATAGTAACACATATGCCAGCAAGTATAATGTTAGACGGGGAACCAACTTCCGGCACATATTTAGATTATTACACTAGTCCGTGTTGGACAACCAAAAGCTCGGCCACTCCTTTTGAACCATATCCATCTAGTCTAAGAGCGATATCTACAA